GCATTGAATTGTTCAATGATCGGCTCAAGGTCTGCGACCTGTTGCGCATATACGTGTTGCTTTTTTCTAGAGCTGAGTTCCGCGACGCAGTAAACACCCGCCGACGGCACAACAGCCGCGATGAAATCCAGCGGTTTCATGTTGCCCCTTCAAGGGTGTCTTATGCGTGGTCGATTAGCTCATCGGTTACAAAGTCATACAGTGCAGCAAAACGGCGTACAAGTTCACGCTGCCATTCATGTGGTAGTCCTTCGCTATCGTGTACATGCAGCTCTGCGTAGCGCAATAATTCTTCGTCCGTTAAGTTCTGAGGTTGAAGCGTGAGCATGCGTCTCTCCAAGCGTGTTCGGCTGTTTTAGCCGCGCTGAGTATGTCAGTCAGTTGTGTGAAGCGCTCTTTGTAGTACGGGGCTATCGGACCACCTGCCAACCAGTTGTATACGGTCTGCCGTGTAGCGCCAGTAGCTTTGGCAATTCGTAGTACAGAAAAATCAAGCCGTATGGCGTGAGTGCCCATTAGCTTGCCCGGACCGTCCGGAGCTTTAGAAATTTGTTTCTTGATCGCGGTAGAGAAAGGCATCGGTATGTCGGGGGGCATAGCCCCCCTTCCCTTTATTAGTCGTCGGTGTCCCACGAAGCGATGGTATCTGCTAACGGGGGGCGGGCTGGGATAGTCGGAGCTTCCGGCGCTTTGCGCACTGTCGGCTCAGCCTCATCGGTGTCTGCGGGAGCAGCCTCAGTCTTCTTGGCGCGACCACGCTTAGCAGCAGGCGCTGGCGGCTCATCTTCCTCTTCCGGCTCAACCTTTGGTGCAGCCTTGGCTTTTGGCTTTGGCGGCTTTGCAAACTCATCGTCCTCAAACTTGGGCTTGGGTGCTACGCCATCTACCTGCGCCGGATTCAGCAGCACTGCTTGCTTGGCATCTTCCGTTGCAGCCTTGTCCTCAACAATCGCAAACTCATCATCGTTCAGGTAGCGCATAGCCTTGAAGAACAGCTTGGGATGCGACTCTTTGGTATCGAACTTGACACGGGTAATGATTGTGTCCGGCTCGACATTTTGCGCTTTCAGCCACCGTGCGTAAGACTGCATCGGATGATTGCCGTTGTCTTCCTTACCAAACAGCGATTTACCCGGCACGGTCAACTGCAACACGTTGCCTTCCAAATCATTGGCAAGCACTACGGCAACGCGCTGTTGAAACCGGCATGCACGGGAATCATTGTCACCCGAGCCTTTTGCATTCTTCTCGCAGTTGGCGCAAGCGTTGGACTGGCGCTGCTTTGAGTCTGCATCGGGAGTAGTACCGTCAGAAGACCAGCACACCGGACCGGCTACGTTCTCTTCATCAAACTTCTCTGCATAGAACGTACGGGAGATGTCCTTTGCAGCGTTGACCATTACTACATCAAGGTAACGCTCTTCGATGGACGCAATCTCTTTGCCGCCTGACACCAGACGAAACACACCGCCCTTGATCGAGATGCGGTTCTTGAAGCCAGCGCTGCCGCCGCTACCGGCCAGAGCGTTGAGTAGTGACGAGTTACCTTTGCGGTTCTTGGCGAACGCGGGTACTTGATTAGGGTTGAATTGCACTACGCTTGTAGACATAAGGTCCTCTTAGTTCGTTGGTTTTTTAACAGTGATAGCGTACTCAGATTCAGAACTCAATCCCGGCGGGATGTTGTCCGGATTCTCTTCCAAAAATTTAGCCATGTTGAGCTGCGATATGCGGCGCTCGACTAAATCTAAAGCATCGTTCTCCACCATGAAGGTCTTGAACGCATCCCAGTCTTGGGACATATAGCGGGTCTTCATTGACATCGTTACCGTACCGAACTCGGTACGCACCGACTTAACACCCAGCGCTTTCATTTGCTCGCGCATAGCGTTAGCGATTTCATCTTGTTGCGCTTTCAGTCCTGCTACTTCAGTCTCATGCTCTTTGGTTATCGTTTGAATGTGATCCCGAATCTTGCGATACACCTTTGCGAGCTTGTCCATCGGCAGCGGCTGCGCGTACGATTCTTCAGCCATATGATTCCTTTCGTTGTGGTTCTTGTGTCAGGGTGTTGTTCCCCTGTAGTCAAACACTTTACACCGTAATTGTTGTCCCTGCAAGCTCCTCCTCATAAAGTTTGATCAGAATAGAATGGTTGTCCACCTTGGACTCCAGCTGTTTGAACATACGTCTCTCAATGTCACTGCCCTGTATGTGGATCACTGTGACCTTGTTGCTGTCCTGTCCTACGCGGTCAGCACGGGCGATGCACTGCAGGTATGTCTCAACTGACATCACCGGACCCCAGAAGATAACTGTGTCAGCAGCGGTTAGCGTTACCCCATGCGAAGCTGACTGAGGCTGTATCACCAAGACACGCGGGTCTGTTTCAGTTTGAAACCTGTTGAAAATCAGTGACCTGTTGTTAGCGGATACATCACCGTGTATCTTGGCGCAGTTAACTCCTTCTTTCTCAAGGAAAGTTGTGATGGTATCTATGCTGTGTCGATAGGGCGCAAAGATCAGAACCTTGCGGGTTGTCTCACTTAGCGCTTCCATCAGCACACGCAATCGCGGTGCACAATCAAACTCCACAACCTCTGAGTTGTCTGTGTACGCAGCACCCGCTGAAATTTGCAACAGCTTGTTGACACTGGCCGCAGCGTTGACCGCCGTAATAGTTTCACCAGCAGCTTGCACAAGCATCTGATCCTTGAGCATCCGGTAGTACTTAATTTGCTGACCGGTAAGTTCTACTTCGCGTGTAACAGTCATAACTGGCGGCAAGTCCAAACACTGTGCCTTGGTGAAGCGTATCGCTGGTTGCAGCGCTTCATGTACTTGATCGTACGCATCATCCTTCGGAACCCATTTGAACTTGGTGATCTGCCGCATCACCTTGTCTTTCCAGCCTGTGAAGAAGCGGGGCACAGCCGATGGGTTGACTAGCTTAGCGATACCGTACGCATCTTCCGGTGACTGTGCAGCAGGTGTACCGGTCATCAACCACAAGTACGTGTCCGGCTTGATCAGACTATTCAGCGTCTTCCACCGTTGCGTGGATACGTTCTTCCATGCGTTGGCTTCGTCACCAATGATCAGATCGAACCGTCCGTCTTTCTTGATGGCATCCGCAAGGATAGGCAGACCATCGTAGTTAGCGATGATGAACTCATAGTCTCCCTGTACTACTTCGATGCGTCGCGCTGCGTTGCTGTGGTATGCGATGGCAGCGGTGCGATGCAGCACACTCTTTGCGATGTCACCAAGCCACGCCGACTGCATGATCGACAAAGGGCAGAGAATGAGACAGCGCCGTACCACTTTGATCTTCATCAGGTAATCAGCCGCCCACAGCGCAGCAAGCGTCTTACCAGTTCCCGGTTCACTAAACACAAACGCTTTCTTGTTCAGCGTAAGGAACGCTGCTGTCTCGCGCTGATGGTCAAACGGTTTGTATCTACCCGGCCACTTGTAGTCGCGCAGTATGGGAGACGGTACGTTGCGCACACCCAAGTTCTTGAGTACACGCACTTCATCCAGACCCCAGTGCACAGCGACTTCGTGGATGCCCTCTTTCACTTCACCCAAGTTTTTGCTGCGCGGGATGATGGCGTATCGGTACGGATGCTTTGTACGAAACACCAACGCTTTGTTGTCAACGATCTGCATTACTTCCTCTCGGTACTAATGTGCAAAAGTTTGAATCAACGATACGTGTCAGCAGTTTTCTTTTAAATAGTTCTGCGCCAACAGCGTCAAAGTAGTGCTCTTCCTCATTCTTCTGAAGGCTTGCGTGTTGAATGTCTCCAAACTTTGCCGTCCATAGCGCAAATAAAGCATCGCTATCCCATTTTGTGAAGTCCGTTGTGTCTACAGACAGCAGCGCTGATTCTAATAACAGTGCGTTTAAGTCTCCTAGTACCTCAAGTGTTATGCCTTCCTCAGGTGTGATGCCCGCACCAAGGATAATGCGTTCATTTTCCGTTGTCGCTTTCATTCTTTTTCTTACTCCGTAAGCGTAAGTTGCCGGGGTTTGATTTGCCGCCAGCACGAAGCGGCTTCACATGGTCGATGTCTTTGCCTTTACGCTCTACACCTTTCTTGTCGTACAAACGTCGTGCTTTCTGTCGCTCGCCTTGCAAAGAGTCAGGACCGGAGATACCAATATCAAGCGCTTGCTTGTATTCTTTTTTGTACGGACGGGGTTTGTTTACATAAGGCATGTTGCTTACTCCTCTTCACGTTGTAATTGAAAAACATTTCGTACGTCGCGTAATGTGTGAACCACGCGGTTGGCGTTATCGTCTAGCATTACGTCATGTATCAAACGCATAGATAAGATAGTGGCGCATTCCATATGTAAGAAGATGTGCCCTTCTTTTCCATCACTTCTATGACCAGAATAATATATGTGCTGCTGGCTACGCATTATTTCGTTAGCACATACGTAGCATAGCTGTCCTTTCTTTGCATAACCTTTTACTCCAGCTTCACAAACCGCCATATTTTCCCCTCAATGATTGGGATGAAACTCACAGGTCTTAACCGGACACCACGGGCATAGACCAGACTGTTTTGGATTCCATACTTCATTAGTGTGCGATGCCTCAATGCGTGACACACGCTCACGGTACTCCCACCACAGCTTGTCTACATCTTCCCGCTTGACCTTGTGTTTGATCATGCTGTTCTTCACAACAAACAACAGCGCTGAATTGACCTGCTGAACCTCGGGGTAGTGTGCGAACACAAGCAGCGACATCAGATCAAGTTGATTGCGATCAGGGTACTTGTTGCTCCCCGTCTTGTAGTCAACCACCCATGCAACTTCGCCGTCCAAGATAAGCAAGTCCGCAATACCGCGCACCCACGCTTGCTTTGAGAACCACTCGACTGGCTGCAGGTCTATGTCAAGCGCCATCTGTATCTCAACGCTCTTCTCTCCTTCCTTGGCAAGCAGCGCGTCAATCATTCCCTGTATGAACTCAAACTGCTTTGGTAGTGGTACTCCTTTTACGTACTGCTCCGCTGCTTTGTGTAGCTCTTCGCCGTACAGGATTTGCTCTGTCTTTTCCTGCTTGTGCTTTTTTAGTACGCGGACTTCGTGGTATTTCCTTGCGCAGTTCTCGTAGTCCTTTAGTGAACTGTGTGACCAAGTTACCTTCATGGGGGTGTACCTGCCTGATTATTTGGGTTAGCCGCGAGGCGATGTTTTCAACAAACGCTTCGTTGCTCTCAAGCTTTGACCCCATGTCTTTCAGAATGCCATGCACAACTTCGTGCCAGAACGCAGTGCGTTGCTCTTCTTGCGAGAGCTTGCGTCCAGTTATGCCACCGATATGCGCTAGCGTTATTGTCTGCTTGTCATAGTCGATGGTTGCAATAACTGGTTTGTCCCAAAAGGCTTCTACAAAATCAACACGGTACTTGGTCTTGCCTATGCGGATTGTCATGGTGTCTCCATTATTTAGCGTCGCCGTAGCGCACTCCGACTCCCGTCTCTGCATCTAGCGGGATTCCCGGCATGTACTTCGGCTCTCGTATCATCTGCTCTAGCACCCACGGCTCTGCCTGCTCCGCTTCATCTTCAGGTACAAGAACAACTGCTTCATCATGCACAGTCAACACGCATGGGTACTTGTTCTGTATCCGCAGCATGCCATCTGTCATTACGCAGCGTGCGACAGCTTGAACGATGTTCTCGGTGAGCTTGCCACCGTAGAGCTTCTTCTTGCCGTACGTCCACTGCACCCGACCTTTTTCGTCGGGATTTCCTATGAGTTCAGGATAGCGCAAAGACATGCCGTTTGGCAACACCACACGCTCCTTCTCAAAGGTCAAACACTTGTGCTGGAATACCTTGCCGCCATGCAACGAGCGGTTGATGAACTCGTCGCACAGACTCCAGAACTCCTTGACCGGCTCGGCTGCAGCACGGTACTTGTCAATGATGCGCTTTGCTGCAACGCAATGAACCACGATCTCCGCATCGGTACAGACACGGGGTATGGCAAGCGCCTTCTGCATGTTCGGCTCGTACGATACAAAGTCCGTCATCATCTCCTTAGTTACACCAAGCTGTTTAGCAAACTTGCTGCTGTACAGGATCGGCGGCGCACCGAGAAACCCAGTCAGCAACTGCGCTGCGAACGATGTCCACCCAAGCCCGTAACCTGCGCCCAACAGCGCCGACTTAGCCGACTGCCGCAAGTCAGGATGGCTATCCTTGGTCATCCCCGGTATGCCAAACATCTGCGCACCGAACGCTGCGTACGCATCCTCACCGGATGCAAAAATCTTCAGCAGGTCACGGTAGTCAGCCAACCACGCCAACACCCTCGGTTCGATCTGAGACAGGTCACACACCACCAGCGTGTACCCTTCGGGAGCCATGATCGACCGGCGCAGAAACGACTTGCGCTTCAAGTTCTGCATGTTCAACCCGCTGCCCTTGCTTGCCGCCCACCGACCAGTATGCGCACCGTAGTAGTTCAACGGCACAGGTAGTGATCCTCTGGTAGATATGTCAAGGAATCTCTGTGCTCGGGTACGCTCCAGCGTGGACTTCACCTTTAACCGTGCTTCGCACAACAGCGCTACGTTCTCGTCATCATGCTGCATCAGCGCTTGGAACATGGCATCGTTCTTGGCAAACGCGAACGCTATCTCGCCAGTAGTCTTGCTCACCTTGGTAGGCGGCTCGACACCCATACTGCGCAGCACCTCGGCAAACTTGTCGTTGCTGGCTAGCTCCTTCTCGTCAATCGCAAGTTTGGACAGCAACCCCTCGCGGCGTACGCGCTCATCCTCTATCGCATCCTTCAGCATGTAGGGGTCAAGGCGCAGCTTCGGATCGGTAAACATGCGCAGGGTCATGTCGATCAGGCGCAACTCTTTGGCTGGGTAGTTCGGTATCAGATTCTCAAACACGCCCTGACAAAGCACAACGTCATGCTTACAGTATTCAGACAGCTCGATCATGATGTCATGTGGCAGATCGTCAAGGTATCCGTTGCTGCTGTGCACCGCATCGCCTTTGGGCGGCAGACCGAACGCAGCGGCTAGCTTGGCAAGGCTGTTACCCACCTCCACCCCACGCAGCGCTCGCGCCATGCTGAGTGAGTCAAAGATAAAGCAGGGGTGATGCTTGTAAACCCACGACAGAATGGACACATCGAACTGTGCGTTGTGCGCTAGCACTGCTGTTGTTGACCAGTCCACACCATCGAAGAACGTCTGCAAGTGTCCGCTCGGTATCCATGTCGGCTCGTCATCTTCATCCAAGTACTTGAACGCAGCGCCCCATGCCTTGAAGCGCGGGTCCCGTATGTACTGCTCGGTTGTCATTTTTGATAGCGTGTACTCGCTGCGATCCCATGCAGTCTCAAAGTCCAGCACCATGATTCGTTCGTAAGGAGCACCCATCAGTGGAACACCCTGCCTTCTGTTTTGCTGTTCTCTACATAGAAACTCGCTGCGCTAACCACCATCTGCTCTGCATCATCTGGCGTGGCGTTGACTGAGTACACATGCACAAGCGAGTGCTTGGCGTTGCTGAAGATGATGATCGCTTGGTTTCCTTCTGTACCCCACATACAGTCATCAATCATTGTTGCTAGCTTGTTGGCGTAATCCGCCTTGAATTCTTCTTCATCCATTTAGCCACTCCTCAAGTTGTTCTACGTTTGCTTCGCTGATTACTGTTGCTCTGCCACCTGCTTCTTCAATCTGCTGCAGGTTGCGGTCTTGGAGAGCGGTTGTTGTGTTCTTGCCAGCCTTGCACTCGATGCCAAAGAAGCGTCCGTTGTAACAGACGATGAAGTCTGGTGCGCCTGAGTTCCCATACCCGCTTGTGACCGGCATGACGTAGTACGCGCCCAACCGTTTGAGCAAGTCGCGCACCTTCTTCTTTACTTTGGCTTCGGGGGTCATTGATCTAGCGCCTTCTGTAACTCGTTCATGCAGAATATGCGGATAGCACGGGCGCACACTATGATCTCGTCTGCCTTGTCACAGGCAGTCTGCCAGTCATGCTCCAGTAGTGCGTCATGCGCCTCGCGTTGCAGCGCCTTGATCTTGATGAGGCTCTCGCCGTAGTCAATCATAGTAGTACCAATTTAATTATGTTGAAGATCATGAACAGGCTGATGCACACGAACACACCTAGCGCAATCCCCATGCTCATGCCACGGCAGTACGCTTTCTCGGTGTAGCGCAGCCGTATCTCGTTGTTACGGTAACGGTTAGGAATCCACTGCATCATTCCCCCTTGCTCGGATAGCGTTGGCGCATTTTTGCTGTATATCCCATTCCCCGCCAGTTTCTTCTTGCACTTCACACACCCTCGCACACGCCTCGCGCTCATCAAGCACGGCACTCTTCGGCACGTAGCCAAGCTTCTCAAGCATGGCGGGTTCAATCAGCAGTTGGTTCTGCGCCATCTCAGGTGCTTCAGAGTACAGAGCAAAGGTTCGCGTGTCAGACTTCTTGCCCACGGTAATCGTTTCGTACACGCCAAAGATGAAGCCTTGCAGATCGTTCGGGTCGCAGTAGATCACCGGCAGCTTGGCTTCCTGCTGGGCTTTAAGTAGCGCGTCCATCGTTCTTCTCCTTCAGGTCTTTGATCTCTTGGTTCATTTGAAAGTTCTCGGCGTACAACTTGGCGATCACTGCTCTGTTGTCTTTGTCCCGCGCTGCTACCACCTGTACGAATTGCGCAACTCCGTCAACTAAACTGTTG